TATTAATGACGAGTACACCAACAACAAAAGATTTTAGTCGGGTTGAATCTGAATATTTAGCGTCGGATATGCGGCGATACTGGGTTCCCTGTCCCGCGTGTAATGAATATCAAACGCTTGTTTGGAGTCAAATGAAATGGGAAAACCGCGATGCTTCGACGGCTAAATATGAGTGCGTACATTGTGGGGAACGATTCGACGAATCGCATAAGACCGCATTGTTAAGACAAGGGGAATGGAGAGCCGAGAAACCAATGACAAGAAAGACGGCAGGGTTTCAAATGAGTTCTTTATATAGTCCGGCGGGTTGGTTAACTTGGCCTGAATTAGTTGAAGAATT